CGTAAGGTTGCTTGAGAAGGAGGCCGAGGATGTATCTCCACATCTCGTCGGGTAGGGCGACTGATTTCATATGACTCCTTGCTTAACTGATAATGCGAAGCTTCTTGAGCTCAGCGATGAGAACGCTCAAAAGGCGGGCGGTTGGAAGAATGGCAACTTCGATATTTGCAGCGTTGTAAGTTCCACCAAGGAAACTCGAAATCGCAGTATCGGCACAAACGCTGGCCTCAAAATCCATCACCTGGGAGGCTACCCAGGCTGAGGTCGCCGCGGCCCCGAAATTTGTGATGCTGGTTGGAAAGGCCGCTCCTACGAACTTCGTTGCAGATGGGAAGCTCACGCCGCTCCCGGAGATTGTCATCTTTGTACTTCCACCGGATTTAAAGTTGAGCACAAGATCACTTGTCCCGCGATTGAAGGTATTAAGATACACTTCAGAACCATTTGCTCCAAGATCTAATGCTTGATACACTGTGTCCGAAGTCGAGTGATTGCTTATAATCAAGCCCGCAGCTTGCGACGTACCGCGCGGTTTCATAACAAGCCCTGTTGCAGTGTTATTTGTTGCGCTTTGAATAGTCGTGGAATTGAGCAGCGACGGACCGGCGTTGTAGGTTGTGAAGATCCTCCGAGCATTCCCGATGAACTCAAGGTCCCCCTCGAGCTGCGCCCCGAAGCGTGCGAGCTTCACCGTCTGATCCGTCACGGCGGTCTCGCCGGGTCCCCAGGTCACCTTGATATTGGCGAAGTTGATCGACCAAGTGGAGAGGTTCGACTCAAACACGTTGGCGAAGACAAGGCCGGTTTTCGTGAGGTCCGCCCATTCATTGTGGTCTAGGACATCTCCCGAGTCGACAACCATCTGCCAGGTGTCCACAAGCCCCGCGACATACATCCTGTAACGGATATAGCGGTTGCCGTCCCGAGCCTTCTTCGTGTCAATGATGAAGCGATAGTGGCCTCCGTCTACCATCTTGTTGGAGCGGCCGCCATCGGACTGTGCCCAGAGGTAGTTCCCTGTGCCGTGCAAGCCGTTGAACCAAGTCTCGATCATCGGAGTTGGGTCGCAGGTGGAAGGTTGGGCAAACCCTGTCGCATCGCCAAAGACAACGCCTTGTCCGCGCGCGTAGGAAGCAATTACCGCAGTGTCGCAGCGCAGGACCGTGGCAAAGTGAGCGTCAGGATTCGCCGCGAAGTACCCGTTGAGAGTGACCTCGTAATCCACTGTCATGCAGCCGACATCGGTGTTCCAGCTCAGCGGATTTGTGTTCGAGTAAGCGACGTACTGGGCAGGCGTTGAGTGGTCGAAAGTGAAATCAGCAATCGTGAGCCCGCCGAGGACTGGAGTCACTGCGGCCGTCCCGAGCTGATCGAACCGCACTGAGTCGTTTGGATTGGTTCCGGCGGCGAGGCCCGTGAGCTTGAATCCACCCATCGGGAGGTTGGCGAGGGCAGCACTTTGCCCATCTCGCAGAAACCCCTTTGTCAGGGCCGTTTGCAGGTCCGAAAGCAGGGCGTTGTACGCAGTGGAGGAGATGAGCGCGCCTGTGACCGCGGCAGTACCTGGCGGGACCGTGTAGTTACCATTTCCATCGTAAGCCATTTAGTATCCTTCCGTTTGAGTTGCCGCGTTCACTGCTCCGGCATTAGACATAACGCTTAGGAGTTTGGCAAGCTCTGGGTCCGTGCGAGAGAGGCCTTCGAGAATGCGGTAGTTCTCGGGAGTGGGGTTGGCGAGCAGGCGCGCGAGGTCCTTGTTCTCAGCGATCCGGCCGGAGATGTTGAACTTGCGTGCGAGGGCAGAGAAGGGTGCGACCACTGCCGCGCCTGTGGACTGGCCGAGCTGGTTCCCGAGGTTCTCCACGCCACGCTCTGCCGTATTCCGCGAGAGAATGTCGGCTGTGCGGAGCTTTTCCCCAACAACACGACCTGCGGCAGGATTGATCTTCTGCAGCTGGGCAGCAATCTCCGCCCGTACCTGGTCAGCCGCGAGGGACGAGCTTTGCGGGTTAGGCATCGCAGTGAGTTTGTTCTTCGCGAGGAGATCGGTGAGTGCGGCTTGAGGGCTCAATCCTGCGTAAGCCTCCATCGCAGCATTGTAGTTCGGGTTCACGGCGCGGAGCTTCCGCTGCGCGGCATTCGATGCGAGCATGGCGGCGCCTGAGTCAAGCTGTCCTGCGGCCGGCCCGGAGGTCTTCGGCGTCTTCGTCTCGAGACTCTTCACGATCTTGGACAAGGCTTCGAGGTTCGCCCCGCGAGGAATAGACTGCTCGATTGTAGTGATGTCGGGAGCACCCTGCGGCATCTGGAACGTGCTGTCGGGAGTGCGAGGAATCGTGCGGGAAGGGTCGAGGGCGCCCCCAGCCTGAGGTGCTGCGGGAACCATCGAGGTGCTCGAAGGAGGGGGCAAAGCCGGGCCTGCCCCAGGAGGAGGCAAACCCTGCGGAGCCACGGGCATCCCAGGAGGCACCCCAGGACCTGGCTGTGGGCCGAGCGGAGTGACAGGGGTGAAGCCACTGGCGCGAGGTTGAGCAGGGGTTGGAGGGATAGGCTGGCGATAGAGAGGCACTCCGGCAATCGTGCGAGCCCCGGAGCGCAGATAGTCCGCATCAACAGTGCCACGGTTCGCAGGGTTCATCGCCTTCGCCCGCATGTCCTTGATGACCTGAACAATCTGCTGCGTCGGGACAGGCGGTGCGTTCTGCAGTTCGGTCTTGAGGGCAGTGGAGCGGTTCCCGCGAGCAACCCGCGCAATAAACTGGTCCATTGTCTCCTCTGCGTTACCCACCGCGTTCGGGAGCACGCTCATGTTCGGGACGGAAGCAGCCTGCGCCGTGGTCTTCGCTTGGTTGAGCAGCGTGGGGATGTCGCCTGTGGAGCGGCCGACGAGCTTCTGGTGCAGGGGCTGACCTCCGACCGTGTTCGAGATTTCACGCTCGATTGGAGCAACCTGGCTGGTGGGAGGGAGGCTATCCCCGACAGTGTTTTGCGTTGCGCCAGCAGCTTGGAGGCGAGCAGTCTCGCGCTGCGCTGCCGCCCAATCCTCCGGCTTCATATCCTTCGTAGCTTCATACAGAGGGCGAACTGCGTTCGGCGTGTGCATACGAGCGTTGAGGGCCGCGAGAAGGGCCGTGGCGGCAGCAGCTCCACCCCGGACGAGGGGGTTTTGAGACTTGTTCTCATCGAAGCCACGGCTCACATCCCCCGCGAACTCCGCAGTAGCCCCCACAGCAGCGTTCTGGGCCAGCGGTGTGCGGGAGACGCGCGAGACAACTTCCTTCACCGCATTACCCAAGCCGGGAGCACTACCGAGCTTTGGCGCAAGGGTGAAGGCCTTCGAGCCTCCGAGCACCCCTCCTCCCACAGCATTCCCGATGCTCGAAGCATAGCGGCCCGCAGTGGTCTCGGGATTGTGGAGGGTGAAGCCTGTGGAGTCATGAAGGGCGTTGAGAACGTCGTCGCTCATCATCCGGCGGTTTTGCTCTGAGGTCGTGCCGGGGAGAACGCGCTCAAGGCCACGCGCTCCGAGGGCGAAGAGGTCCCCGCCGATGAAGGGCGCGCGAATCACCCCCTCATTAAACCCGCTCATGCCAGAGTTCACAACGTCGATGAGCTTATCCTTGAACCCAAGCTCGGGCTTCGCACCCTGCTGCTTGAGCCACTCGTGCTCTTCGGGCGTGAGTCCGCCTTCAGGAGCGTCAACGAACGTGCCGTCAGGAAGCTTGTATTTCATCGTCCAGCCCTCTTCAAACGTCCGGGAGGTACCGCAGCGACAGGAGGTTTCACCGCAGGAAAGCCGCCATTCATGAACAGGCTCTCGAGGTCATCCGCGTCCTTCTTCCCAAAATTGTACTTGAACTCATGGGTCGGCAGGGTTGTGCCGTGCCTATCAGCCACTTCCTTCGCTTGACGGTTGATCTTCGACTGAATCTGCATGAGATACTTCGTCTCGAGAAGTAGCATCTTGCGCACAGCTTCAGGATCGTTGCCAAGGTTGCCCTGGGTAGCGAGCATAAACTTGCGATCCGAGTCGGAGACCTGCGCACCAAGGCCTCCCAGGCGATCGAGGGTCTTCTGGCCGAGCTGCATCGAAGCGATCTCGGTTGGCGTGGTGGCAGGGTTGAAGGGGGCCCCGAGGGTCTCAGCCCACTTGCGGAGGACCTGGAAGCCTTCTGCACCTGCGCCCATTTGCGGGTTGGCAGCGAGGGTGTTCAAGAGGTTCACGTTGTTGGCAAGGGACGTGTTGGCAGACTCACCCTTCTTATAGCCTTCTCCTCCATAGTTGAACCACTTCGCAGCTTCCTCGTCAACCTTCGAACCTTGCCGCAAGTCGTTGGTGATCGTCATGTTGGCAGGAGCTGGCGTGGCTGTAGGCTTGGTGCCCTTGTTGTCGCGAGTGACTGCCCAGGTGCTGTTGTCAGGTCCCTTGATGAATTCAGGCTGGAGGAGCGTGAGCGGCTGCACAGGAGTCTCGAGCGACCCACTCCCGAGGCGATTTGCCGCAGCCACTGGATCAGCATTGCCAAGAATCTTTGCCTGCTCGAGAAACGCGGCCTGCCGGTCCTTCTGCATCTGCGTGCCTTGGGCTCGAATATCTCCAAAGCCCGAGGCCAGCGCGCGAGCAATCGCAGCACGCGGGTCTGGAGCCTGACCCTTGGTCATGCCGGGAGCTTCCATCGAGTCCATCTCGTTCGCGGGGATGGTGAAAGGCTGGCCGGGCTTGCCATTCGCTAGATCGCTCACAGCGCTTTGATCGCCCGCACGCTGAGCACTCATCCGCTGCATCATGGCCTGTTGCTGCTCGTCCGCACCCGCGAGGTCTTTCTGCCCAAGGAACATTTGCAGTGCCTGGGCGATGTGAGGGGTGATGCCAGGGTTCGCCATGTGCAAGCCGAACATCTGGTTTGGACCTTGTGGCTTCGAGCCGAGGGCGAGCATCTGCTTCGCGAGGTTCCGGCGGCGAGCAATCTTTTGCTCCTCGACCTGATACTCGAAGGGAATGGCCTCCTTGCCGGAGGTTCCGAGAAGGCTGTTTTCGTCTGCCATTATTTCTTACCTCCGAAGAATCCGCCTAAGGCCGCGCCAGCCCAGGGGGAACCAAGGGCCGCACCGCCGAGACTCAACAGCGAGCCAAACATGCTATTCGCACCGCTTTGCTGCGCATTGTACGCATTCATCTGGTCCTCGTAGTTCTTATAAGTCATGCCGGCGATGTCGGGAGCCTGGATCGAAGGAGTCGTGGTCGTGGTAGGCATCCCGCTCACCCCGGCGACCTGCGCACCGCGGAGCCCTTGCAGGGACTGCGCAATCTGCTGCTGCATGGCTTGCTGGGCCCGAGCCTCCTGCCCACCCGCAATCACAGCAGCATTCGACCCATCCGTCTTGGCCTTATTCATCGAGTCTTCCATCCGAGTCATCTCGGTGTTGAAAGCCTCATTCCCGACCTGGAAGCCGCGGTCCGCGAGGTTTGACTGCATGGAAGAGCGAGCCTGGGCGTCGAGGGGATCTTGGTAAGCCCGCATCCGAGCGAAGATCGCGTCGGCCACCTTCTGGTTGTAGGCGTCTCCCGAGGTGTCGATGTTTCCGACAGCTTCCTTGAGCTTCGCCGTGGAGTCATCGTAGATGCCCTGGGATTCGGGGGAGAGGGTCTGCGTGTTAACCCAGTTGTCTTTGCCTTCGAAGTCCGCGCGATTCGGCATTGCGCCGGAGCCTGCATCTCCCGGAGTTCCCGCAGCAACGTCCTGCCACGAGCCACTTCCGTCAAAGCCGCCATCAGTCACCCATTGGCGAGTCGCAGCTGTGCCCTGGGTTGCAGGCTTATAAGCCGCCATTGCAGCATCGAAGCCAGCTTGGTCGAAGGTTTTGTTGTTTTTCCAGCTCGTGGAGCCGAAGGGATTGACCGTCGTGGTCCGGCTGTTATCCAGCCCGTATTGCAGGGTTTTGCGATCTTCAGCCCCCTGAAGGGCCGCTACTTTCGCTGGGTCCGGCGCTGCCGGTGCACTTCCGCCTTTTGACATTGAATCTACTCCATATAGGACATTGATCTGGGCGTAGGCAGTAGATGTAAGCCGTGCCGCTGGAACAACCGTCTTGAAGTGTAGCTTCGCGGAAAGCCCCAAGCTTCTCAACCAGGGCTATAGACTTGAGGTTATTTGCAGCGACGAAGAATGTCAATCTGCGAGCTTTAAGCTGTTCGAAGGGATACCACAGGCCTGCGAGGAGGAGGGTGCGAGGGAAGATGCCTTCGGTCAGGGCAATGTCGCAGCTTACGGAGAGGGCGTTCGCGTGGTGGTAGGCGAGGGCAGCGGTCATCACCCCCCGCTCGTTGCGGTAGGCCAAGACCTGCGTCATCTCGGGGTGCTCAGCCTGCCCAACGTGGCGGCGAAGGAAGGAGGCTACCTCCTCCCGCTCATCGAAAGTTATCACGAGATTAGACCCTGGTCAGCGAACTTGTAGTCGATGGCGAGAAGGATCACTGTGGCGTCCTTGGAGGTGACCTTGAAGCGAGTCGAAATTGCGATACCGGAGCGGGCTGCGAGGGTGACCCAATCCTTGCGAAGGGTGAACTCGCCACCCCAGGCCGAGAGGTCCCACAGGGCACTGTCCCACCTGCCGGAGGAGAGGCCGGAGAACCCGTAAGTGCTCTCGGCGTAGATGCCGGAGAAGTCCTGCGCCACGCCCGCGGTGTAGAAGCAGGGGGATGACGTAGCGTGGAGGACTCGGACCTCGAGGGGAAAGAGCTGCGTGCGGGTGCCGAAGCGGTTGTAGGAGGTGTCGCAGACTGCCGTGATCGCGTTGCCAAAGTCTGCCGTTCCTGTGAAGGCCAGGGCCACGACGTTGCCTGTGGAGAAGTAGGTTGCTCCCGCATAGTCGATGAAGTCGGCAGCGTTCCACATGGAGAAGCTGCTCCAACCCTTTGACACAGTGTTGTAGACGAGCTGGATCGAAGTGACCGAGTCTCGCGGAATGTTGATGAGGATGAGGGAGAGGCGAGGAATGACGTTCACGCGCCAGCCTGCGACAGTGCCGTAGAGAGCGAACGCGCGAGAGATTGTAGGCTGAATCTTGTTGGTGACTGTGCGCTCGTAGTTGCGAGTAGTGCTCTGAGGTAGCTCGCTCATCGGGATGAGGCCGTTCTCGCAGAGGTAGAGGAGGTCGCCGCCGTACTTGGCAAAGCAGTTCACGCCCGCAGGCTTGCCCACGTAGTAAGTGCCGATGTAGGTCCAGTTCGCGGCCACGGCAGGATCGGAGCCCTTAAACACAACGATCTCACCCTCGGAGGTCGCAAGCACGTAATGATCGTCTGGGCCGGAGCCACCGTCAATAGACCAGGTTCCGTGGGCAACGACCTCGCCCCCACGCCGGCAGAGGGAACCGATGCGGAAGGCTCCCGCGGCACCTCCAACGCTGTCCGCTGGCATGTAGTAGAAGCCGAGAAAGTCGTTCTGGAGGAAGAACAGACGCTGTCGATAGGTCTCGACGGACTTGAGGGTGGTGGTTGTTGGGCCAGTTATGGCGGGGACGGAAGCTCCAGTAACCGCAACCCAGGTCGTGCCGTCGTAGAGCTTTGGAGTATCCACCCCATTGACGAAGTACATAAACTGGCCGGCCGAGGTGGCAAAATTGACGCTCACTCCGAAGCCCGAGGTGCAGGCTGCAACGGAAGCCCCGATGGCACCTGCGGCCGTGGCGTTGAAGATCCCGTTGGCATTCGCCGCGAAGAGCTGATTCGCTGTGGCCGAGGTGTACGCCATGAGGGTCTTGGGGGCTGTAGCAAATCCGGTCTTGTGGTCGGCAGCTCCTGTCCTCATGATAATGGCGTCGGGCTGGCAGATGAAGTTATCCAGCTGAATTGCGTACTCAGGGCTCAACCCGGCAATAGGGGAGAGGGTATTGAGGCCCTTGATGGGAGCAGCAATCCCGTTGACGCGGGACTTGCCAGTGTCGAGAACAGCGTCGGAGTAGATCATGGAAGTGTCCAGTTACCGATTGGGATGAGGACGCCGGCGCGCTGCATGTTGCCTCCAGCGTCTTGGTAGAGCACACGCTGAACGGTGTTGCGGCCAGCCTCGTTCGTCTTCATCTCCTCGTACATGTCGAGTTCGAGCTTGTGTGGCATTTGCTTGATTCGGAGCCAAAAGGCTCGGAGACCAGCGAGCATCAACTCGTCGGAGAAATAGGAGGTGTCGTCATCTGTGAGGTAGGTTGTTACGCTCGAAGCTCCACTGGTGATCCAGCTACGGGACATGTAGATTGCGGAGAGCGTGTGGTCCGCAGGCATGGAGGGATTGACCTCGAGCCTGCCGCCCGCGAAACGAAAGCTGTATGAAGGGCGGGAGGAGGCGAGACCGAGGGCAGTTTGCCACTCAGGGTCGGTGAGGGGGCCGATGAGCGGGAGGCGCTGCGTGACATCCCACATTGTGTCTGTGACGACGTGGGAGAAGTTGTCGGGGAAGAGCGTGCCAATGTCGCCCTGATCAGTGCCGAGGACGGAGGGCCACTCGACCCGGCGGGAGCACTGTTGCCAATTCGTCTTGCCGCGAATGTTGTCTCCAACCATCTGGAGGACAGCGCGGAATTGAAGGGCGCCCGCGTCGGTCGAACCCTGGAGGGCAGTAGGAACGGCCAAGCCATACTCGCGGCAGAACCGCTGGGCGAGCTGAAGAACAGTCTGGTTGGCCATAAGGGTTCCTTACTTTTTGGGTTGCGCAGCTTTGAATGCTTCGAGGGCCGCAGCCTGCTCTTTGATCAGGGCCTGCGCGGCTTGCAGCTCGACCATTGTTTCCTGGAGAATGCGAGCGGTTTCACCGGGCTTGGCGTTATCCTTGACCCAGGCCTCAGCCATGTTCTTGAGCATGTGGGCCTGCATCCCGATGTTGGAAAGCATCTGCTCATTCGCGCGGGCGAGGTCCTCGACTGTGAAGATGTCGGCATTGAGGATGTTCTTGCGCTGGGCTGGAGTAAGCGGGGGCCAGTTTTTAATGGGAGTGCCGATGACAGGAATCTCCTCGCCCTTCTTCCACAGCTCAAAAGCGTTCTGGTACTCGGCCGGCCACTGGCGAGGGATGCGGTCGTTCTTGGCGTATTCGCGGAGCTGGCTCAACCACTCTTCCGCGGGCTTCTCGAGGGAGTCCTTCGAACCGGCAGCACGCACGACAGCCCAGGGCTTGTCGATCAGGGGGTAGGTCCCGCCTTGCGCCGGCTGCGTGCGGTCCTCCGTAGGGCGCAGCTCGAACTGCACATACGGGCGCGGAATGTCGGCCTGGGGGTTGTAGGGCGGTGCTTGAATCATGGGGGCGTCTCCAGAGGGTGGCCAGAAGGCCGGGGTTAATGAAGCGAATAAAACCCGTAATGAAAGAAAGGCCCCTTGCGGAGCCCTTCCTCATTGCGCTGGCTTAGGTGATGTTACCTTGCGCGCAGGGGTTGGAGAAGTGCACGATACCGAAGCCGGTATGGGTGAAGGTCACCGTAACCGTACCGGAGGCCGTTGCGTTGGCAGTGAGCTTCAAGGTGCGGCCATCGGGGTCGATGGAGGACACGGTCGAGGCTGCAATGCCGGTGCCGGAGGGCGTGAGGCCTGGATAGATACCCTGCACACCATTCATCACGGTGACGTAAGGGGAGCCATTCACAGTCTTCACTGTGCGGGTAAACGTGCCTGCCGCTGCGATCAGCGTGGTAGCGTTGAGCAATTGCTTGCCCGCTGCCAGGGTCGGAGTGGCCTGACCCGCACCGCCAATGTAGACTGCGCCAACGGTCGCAGCCACAGCGAAGGACACAGGGAAGATGCCGCTGCGCAGAACCCAGCCATACTGGTTGGTTGAGGAGAAGGCCTGCATACAGACGAAGACCGGGCGACCAGTATTCGCCGTGTTAGGGGCGTCCAGCAGTGTCCAGTCCTTATCAATGCAGACCAAGCGGCCCACAGCGAAGGTGCCCGCAGCCTTGACGTAGATGGCCTCACCGCCTCCGCCGTTCGGCACATTGGCAGTGGTGTCGTAGTCGTAAGACACGACATCTGTCCGGGTGCCCAGGGCGTGCTGCTGGTCCGGCGTAGCAACGAAATAGTTCAAGACCTTGCCAACGGCAATGTCCACAGGAGAGTAACGCATGATGTTTTCCTTTGAAGAGTTGAAGGAACTCGCGGCGATTAGGCCTTGAGGACGCCTTGGAGGGAACGGTTGGAGACCGTCAGGTTACCCATCCACAGAATTGGCACAACGGCCGCGTCTTGGTTAATTGGACGCAGACCTTCGCCTTCGTCACCCACGACCGTGAGGTTCGCGTCGGTGTGAGCCACGACCTCGATGTACTTCGTGTTCAGGAAGTACATGTGGGAGTCAGGCATACCCGAGTTACCGTCGAAGATCACCTTGGCTTTCTTGTACCGCAGGGCCATGAAGCCGGCCTCGGCGCTCGCGCTGTCCAGGTACTGCTTCTGCGAGCTGAGCCCCTGCTCATAGAACGTGAAGTAGTTGTTGGAGGCGACGATCAGGTCAACCATGTCGTTGTTGCGAGTGGTCTCGAGGTACAGCGGCAGCATCAGAGATTCCATGACGCCTGCGGTTCCGGAGGGGGTGATCGCGCCGCCGCCCTGGAGAGGAGCTGCTGCCGATTGCACCTTGTTCTGCCAGAACGGGAAGGCCGAGGAGTCAATGCCGCCGACGGTGCCGGTGCCTGCGTCCGAGACTAGCGCCTGCAAGCCGCCCACCTGGTTCGCCAGCGTCCCGTCCGCGTACATATCGACGGAGAAGTTGTTGGCGAAAGTGTGAATGGCGTTGCGGATGCGAGACTTGGCCAGGTTAGCGATCTTGGCAGCGCCGTTGTTGATGCGAAGCTCGTTGCCCGAGGAGACAACGTGAATCGCAATGTTGCGCCACTGGAACTCGGCAGCGGACAGGACATCGGACTGCTGGATGTTCAGCAGATCGAGGCCGGAGTAACGCTGGTACGTTCCATTGTTGGCGTATTCCAGAGGAATCGCGATGGACAACCCGCCATCTTCGGTGCGCGAGCGCCCGCCTTCAGCGATATTGCGGTACAAGGCATTGTGCTTGGACACGTTGTCCAAGATGTCCTTGCGATGGTTACGGAAGGTCGTTGTGACGAGTTCCGTGAAGACTGCATTTGGAGACGGCATTTTAAGGCCCTTTCAAAGTTGTTAAGTGTAATGCTTTGCGATCACATCTGCAATCGTATCGTCAATGGAGCCAGTTTTCTTTGGCGCCTTGATCGGTGTAGCCGACGACTTTACATTTGGCAGGGTCGGCGCACTTGAAGGCGATGGCGCGGACTTGGCGGCGAGACTCGCAACATAGCGAGGTTTCACGGCGGGGTTCCGCAGCACAGCAATCTCATACGCCTCGGCAAGGTTTTTAGCCTGCCGGGCCTGCATGATGGCGAGAATGTCGTTCCCCACCTCATGCACAAACTCATTTTTCGGGTCACTGAAGAACTTGTCAACTTCCGCCTCGGCAGCGGTTTGGAGCTGGCTTTGGACGTACTCGGCGCTTTGGCGAGCGTTGGCTACGACCGGGCCGAAGGTGCGCTCGAGGTAGGCGAGCTGGGAGGGGGAGAAGCCCTCGGCTTGCGGGGTGGCTGCCTGAGGGGCGCCTCCTTCCGCGACGTTTTCGGCGAGGGCTTGAGCCTGCTTGACGGTGAGTTCGACGCCGTAACCCCGAGCCAGAGCCAGGGCGTGCTGCACGCGTTCGGCGGGCGAGGCCCTAACCATCTGAAGGTGGTTATTGGCGAGGGTGGAGAGGATTTCGGTGATGTTGGCATCTGGGTACTCCCGGAGAACTTCTTGGAAAGGAGAGACGACTTTGTTCCAGTTATCGGCGCCGGAGCGATATTGGTTGATGCCGTGCTGGATTTGGGTCTCGCGCTCATGGACGTACTTGCGGACCTCGGGAGTGGCGGTCTTCCACGAAGCCTCCATGTCCTTGCGCCAGGATTTGGGGAGGGCGTCCCAGGCTTCCTGGGTGATGCCAGCGTTCTCAGCGCCCTCGGGGACGGGAGTGGTTTTTACGTCGGCGGCGGGAGGAGTAGATGACTCGCCAGAGGGTGTGCTATGCTCCGGGGAGGAGACGGCCCTTGAGCTCTCATCACGGGGCTCTGGCGAGTCAAAGAGGGAGGCGCCGAAGGCATCAGGGTCGATGCCGTTGGTTGCGGCGAAGTCTTCGTTTGGTGAGGGCATAGTGGATCTCCTTAAATTAAACCAGCAGCATGCATTTCGCTTACTGTTTGGTCAATGGTTGCTGAAACAGGGGCCATGATCTTTTCCTGCTCGGATAAAGCACGGGATTTAATGTACTCTTTAAGTCCGGGCTCATTCTCGATGCAGCCCTCGCGCTTGAGGTCTTCCCGGCGTTGCTCGCGAGAATTGATGACCTTACCGGAGGCAGGAGAGACGTAAGCCTGGATGTCTGGGCGGATGGCAGGGGCCGAGATGACACGCTCCATGGTCTCAGCGCAGTGGTAAGGGAGGATGTCGCGCTGCTCGATCTTGCGGAAATGGGCCTCTTTGTGCCCGCAGGAAGGGCAGCGGAAATCGTAAAAGGGCATGATGTCTCCTATTGCAGGGCGAGCATAATGACTTCGTCTGGGATGTCGTCGTCATCGTACTCAGGGGGGAGCACCTCGCGAAGAGGAGCGGAAAGGGGACCGACCAGGACTTCGCCCAGAGCCTTAGATAGGGCCTTTGGTACACCCATCTTGGCATAAGGGACGAAGGTCGAAGGGGTGAAGGAGGGGACTACGGCCTTCTTGAGCTTCGCGGTGGGAGCTTTGAGCTCCTCGTCGAAGAGGGAAGGAGTGGGTTTCTTGTGGTGCTTAGGCTTAATCCCGCCGCCAGAGACGGAGAAGAACGGGAGAGCAGGACCTGTGGCAAGCCCGGCGATCTCGGCTGCTCCGGCAACCAGGCCACCTGTGGCGTCGTGAGCGGTAGGCGCAGGGGTGCGCAGGGCTATGCCGAGGAGAGCACCTTCGCTAGCAACGAGTCCGCCCGAAGCTGCGTGGATCGGGGTGTGGAGGGCCGTGCCCGCGATGCTTGCCGAGTCGGCTACCAGGGCGCCTGTTGAGGTGTGCAGGGCGAGGTGGGCGGCGGAACCTGCGATGACTGCGACATCGGCTGCGAGGGCGCCGGAAGTGGTGTGCGCTCCTGGGGCGGAATGGTCCGCAGCACCTGCCAGCTCGGCATCTCCCGCGACCAAGCTGCCGGATGAAGTGTGAAGGGTTAGATGGGTCGCAGCTCCCGCAATAACAGCATCGGAGGCGACCAAGGCTCCTGACGTAGGGTGTGTGGTGGAGCGGTTAGCACTGCCTGCAATGGTAGCGTCGGAAGCTGCGAGAGCCCCTGAGGTAGTGTGCAGCGTCAGGTGCGTGGCTGTGCCTGCGATGGTTGCAGCACTGGAGGCAAGCGCGCCGCTGGAGGGGTGGGAGCCACCACCACCCGCATTAGGAACCCATATCTTGCGCTGGATGGGTGCGAATAGTTGCCAAGGGTTTGCGTAAAATGATGCGTGTTCTGCATCGGACAAGACACGATTCCAGCTAACTGCCAGTGCCTGCGCGCCATTGACTTGCCGCAAATTGTCTGACGTTCTGCCATGCAGAATCGTGTCTCCCAAAGACGTTACCCCCAACGCGCCATTGGTAGCATTACCTGCGACCTCCTTTTTGCCATTCAGCCAGAGCTTTGCGTCCAGCGCCGTGCTAGATCCACTAGGGGGGGACGAACTGGATGCAATATTCCATTTCCCTACGACCACAACATTGGTTGACTGGAAGAGTCCTGTTGCATTCCACGTCTGCTGGACGGTCAGGAACCCTGACCGCAGCACAAACAGATTGGAGATCGCATCGCGGTTAATCAGGTACTGTAGCGCGCCTGTATCTGAATCCGTCTTAAAAACTGACCCGAAACTGACTTCCCCGGTAGCGTTAGCCGGAGAACCTTTTACGAAGTCAATCCGATTTGCTGCGCCGCTTACAGTGGCAAAGGCCTGCCCCCGTTCTCCTACAACAACGCCAGCCGTTCCAACATATGTGCCTAGCTTTTTGTTAACCAGATCAATTGGTTGTCCACCAATGGCAACAAAGGCCAGTCCCCTAGAAAGGGGATTACTCCAGTCAATCCCAACCAGGGATTGTGGCTGGCTAGTCCACGGGAAGCGGAGAATCCCCCCGGACATTTACTGCCCCTGCCAGTAGATCGGGATGATGTTGAACCTGAAATTAGAGTCTGTTGCGTTGATCGTTGCGCCTGCTGCGTTGTAGCCCACAATCGACATATAGCGAGGCGTGAACTGGAATGTGCCAGACGCTACGCAAACCTCAGACGCAGCCGCGTTTTCACTCACGACAGCACCAATAAACTTCAGGTTCCGACGCATATCAATGTCACCCAAGGCAGCGTCAGACGTGCCAATATCGCCATCCAATTGCGTGTTGTCAGCATCAGGCGCACCCGCTACGTACAGTTCAAGCACAGCGCCCTGTGTTGGGGTTGCCTGCCATTGCACTTCACAAGACCACTCGTACCAATCAGGACGAGGAGCCGCACCCCAATCAATTTGGGCACTCACCCGCCCGGCAGCGTTGGCGACTGCTTCCATTGACCACGCAACATCGGCACCCGCTTCGCCGTTGACCAGCTTGGAAGTGCCTTTGCGCAGGTAGATTTCGTTTGCCATGGCTTATGGGTTGTAGTTGCGGATGTCGCCAATGTCTTGAATCGTCAGACTGCCTTCAAAGCTGCCAAGTGCGCCAGGAGAGCCAGTCGTGCCGGTGCCGGTAGCAAAGGCACGTTCGGCAATCGTGGCAAACCGAGTGATCGTGGCCTTAACTCGTCCAGTGCCAATCCAACCTGCATCCTGAGTAGCACCATCTACGCCGCTTGGCACGTTCAGCAAGGCGTCAGACAAGCCATTACGAAGGTTTGGGCGTCCGGTGCCGATGGTGTCCCGGCCTTGCAGCAAGACTTGCAGGTTGATCTGTTTGGATTGGCACAACAGCAGGCGATTGGTTTGAATGACCGTACCATCTGGCGTGTCTACGGGTGTCAGGCGATCCCACAGAATGGCGTCTGCAATCTCATCCGCAGGCGTAGTGGAACGCCAAACGTAGAACGTTGACGGCAGGTTGTACAGCCGCGCCAGTTCGGTATCGTTGCCGGTTGTGGCAGCAGATATAACCGCAGGGTCTTGGTTGGCCGCAATGTGGGCCTTGAGGGTGGCGAGTTGTTGTGGGGTCATGTTCAATCCTTAAGGCATCGCCGTGTAAGTCAACGAAGAACAGGACACTGTGTCGCCTGTGCCAATCGTCAAGCCGCCTGTCATGTTGATGGAGGCGCCCGAGGCAGCTACATCGCAATGGGAGACAACGGTGCCGCCGGAGGTCTCGAGAGTCGCAGTGGCAACCGCTGAGGCATTACCTGTGGCGCTGGTGTCAGAGGCAATGGCGTTGGCCGTAGCTACTCCCGAGGCGGCAGCTCCGAACGGCGTTGCGGCCATTGTGAGGGTAGCGGCTGCAGTGCCGGGAGAGCCAACAGTGCCCGTGAGGCGGAACTTGAGCTTTGGACTCGTCCCGAGTGCCGCCGTATGAGCGTCGGCTACTGTGTTTCGGAAGGCTGTGGAGTGGGTTGTTGACATGCTTCATCCTTAGTCGGGGTGCCAGTGATTTGGTAGGTTTCGGTAAGGCCAGTCGCAGCTCGCTTGATCGAGATTGTGGCGTGGAGGATCGCTTTGCCGGCGATAAATTGCGCTTCGGTTGCGGGTACAGCTTGATCTTCCATAACAATCTCCTATCCGAGTTTGCGTTCGTACTTACCTGGGCCAGTCTTGCTGATTATGACAGGCCTTGCGTGCGTGTCAATTAGGCTTTGCACAGCTTTGGTCTGCTCGGCAATTCCGGCGAGGAGCTGCTTAATGGCATCGGTCTGGCCGAGGGTCTTCTCGGCAGCGTCCGCGGTATCTTTGGCCTTTTGAGCCTCGAACTGGTTCACATTGGCCTGGTGGCCGAGGTCGCGCTCGGCCGCGGCGGTGGATTCCTCGTTGACGAGCTTGGAGACCTCGACCGTGGCCTTCTCCTTCGCCAGCTCGACGGATTGCTTGGCGAGTTCGATCTCGCGCATCTGGACATCGAGGGCAGCTTGTTGCGCATCGAGGTCGTTTTGCTTCTTTTCGAGCTTGAGCATGAGTTCCTCGAGCTGGGACTTTTGGCCTGCCACCTGCTCACCTGCCTGATCGAGTTGCTGCTTGTGCTGGTCGAACTGAGCTTTGAGACCCTCGCCCGTTGCCTTTGCAGACTCCTCGGCCTGTTGGGCGGTTTTCTCCCGCTGGTCGAGTTCCTCCTGCTTCTTCTGCTGCTCCTCGGTCGGACCCTTGGGAGGAGCCTGGAGCTTGGTGAGAATGCCTTGGAGCTCGTTCCCCATGCGGTAGCGCTTGCAGATTTCGACCAGGAGGGCCTTCGCAGCTTCAAACCCTTCCGCCCCGATGGAGGCGAGGGACTCGAGACCTTGCATGGACTGACCCAAGGCATTCATGAACTCGGCGACCTCGGCCTTGTCCTCAGTGGCGTCGGCGTCCACAGTGGAGTTAGTCTCGATGTCGATGACGTAGCTGCGAGTCAGGTCGTTCTGGAGGATTTGGAGGACCTGCTGCCAGGAAGGAGGGGGTGGAGGCATTCCTGGCATTGCGGGAGGCATTGCCGCGGCTTGGAGGGCAGGAATGAAGGGCAGGCCTGTGACCTTGGCCCAGACTTCCTCGGGCGTATGCTTTGCGGAAGCCTCGACGAGCATCCGGAGCTGCGTGCGGACGAAGATGGAGACGGCCTCGCGAGACTTCTTGATCCGGAGGCTGCCCCACTTGTCTTTGATCTTCTGGGCCGAAGCGGTCTCGGAGGCAGAGGATACGCCGCGAAGGATGTCCCCAATGCCGAGGATTTCGTAAATCGTAGCCTTGATCTGGTCACGGACCTGGTGGAGGACCTGGAGGGTCTGGACGAGCTTCTCCGTCGGGACGAGCCAGATGTGCTTGTCGAGGCCACCCTCGCGGAGCATGTTGCCTGGAGAGGAGGAGGGGAGCAGGGCGTTTTCGGTGTCGGAGTCGCCGAAGATGTTCGCCATCTCAGGGATTGTGCCGTCGTACACGCCGCGGACTCGCACAGCCTTGGTGATGCGGGTAATGCGCTGGGTGACCTCGTTTAGCTCTGCAGCCTGCCGGCGGTAGAGGTTGTAGAGGGGGCGCGGCATCGTGCTCACGGGGGTGGAGAGCAGACGCAGTGGGCAACCGGATGGGAAGAAGCCTGTGAGCTGGAGGGGGTCAGGGGTGCGCTGGAGGAGCTTATCTTCGATACTATCGCAGAGGAAATAGACCTCGCGAGCCTCCTTGTTCCACACCTCGTAGACGCAGATGGTGGGAGGACCTTGGTCCTTTGTCTGCTGGTCGTCGGAGGTGGGTTTTTGGAGCTTTGCCTTCTGCTCGGGAGTGAGCTTGAACTTCTTCGCCACGTCTTCGTAGGTGAGGTGGGCGATGTAGGCGACCCAGGGCACGTCCTCCCAGCGCTTCGCATAGCCCCAGATGAACTCATCATGCTGAACGAAGTCAATGCAGGCGATGCCATCCACGACGCGGAGGCGGCACTGGCCCTGGCCGGGGAGGGCCGAATCGAGGACAGCCGCACTGACGGCGGAGGTGAAGTCAGGGTAGCCGGATAGGTTGGTATCCATGCAATATTCAGACATACGCTCGGCAGCTTTGGAGGCCTCGTCGGCGCGCATGTCACCGAAACGCTTGCGGACGACCGGGCGTGGCGTGGAGGAGTAAAGGTTGGGGACCAGAACCTCGGTGTTGGAATAGAGGATGTTGAAGGGAGTGGAGTCGGCCTTCCCGCCCTCGTAGGTGTCGTAGATGTCTTTGGTCTTGTCGAGCCAGAGAGACTTGATGACCTTCTCTCGAGCTTGGACCTCGGAGAGGGTCTTGGCCCAGTCGTCTTTCACTTCATCTACCATGATTCGGTTTCCTTAATTCGGCGCTGGCGGTTTTTGCTCACCAGCTCATTGAAATTCATCGCGTAGACAGACTTAGGGTAGACGATGGAGGGAACGTCCCGCGGCTTCGTCCCGATCATTGGGCGGGAGTTGACAGCGTATCGGGTCTCATCCACCGCGTGATCTTCGCCTTCTGTGTCGAGGTCCTCGGGTTTGTTCTCATCGTGCTGGACTGACGACACACAGCGGATAGTGTGCTCGCAGGCGTCGGAGAAGTAAAGCATCGGCGGATCGGCCTGGAAGCGAATATGCATCTGTTCCCAGCCTGAGATGCGCTTGTTATCCGCGCGCGCCCACATGCAGCCTGCCATCATCATGTTCTCAGCGATGGAGGGGCCGCCGTCCTCGGCGAAGATGGAGGGGTCCGCGAGGCCGTAGGAGATATTGTGGCCTAGCTTGGCTTCTTCGTTGTCCTTCTCTCGGATAGCCATTCCGACGGAGCGGGCAGACATCTTAAGTCCGACGTTCGGCGTCCCGTTCCAGCCATAGAACTCGCGATACTTGAGGATCGCGCCTGAGGGAAAGCCGAGAGATTTTCCATCAGCGACGGCGTACCATCCGCAGGAAAAAGGCTTAGCTGAACCCCAATCAAAGGCGCGGAAGCGGGTCCAGTGAGGGGGGAGGATGAGGGAGGAGGAGAAAACGTGCCGGTCCGGGGAGAAATCATCGAAGTATGCTCCTTGAATCATGTCCCAGTCGCCGTTGAGCCACGCCCTCACGAGCGCCTCGGAACCAGTTTGTTTGAGCTGGAGGAGGTAGGTGGGCTGGCCGTCGAGGAGGCGGGGGTTGTCGCGAATCTTCGAGGGAATGAAGACGCGTTCGAGCTTGACAGTGACGAGGGAGCCGTCGGAGAGCTCGACCTCCTCCGTTTCGGCTACAATCTTGAACCCATTCTTATCGGGGTCGATGTAGCGGGCCTTGACCCAATTGTGGCCAGGACCTCCCGGGTTACCTGTGAGGCGAAGACCGACCGGAACACCCACTCCTGACCGAAGAGTTGCACGGAGTTTGTTGATCGGCCCTGCAGCGGGGAAGTTCGTGACTTCTTCGATATACACGCGGGTATAGTTGTGGCCCTGATAGTTCTCTGCGTCGCTATCTCGCTCGAGATATACAAAGCGCAGGCGAGACCCACTGGCCATAAGCCACTCACTTTTCTGTTCATTGTACTTGGCTCCGAGTTTGAGGAAAAGCTGCTTCGTGCGGGCAATGACTTCGGAGAGCTGCGTCCGGTTGCGGCGGACAAAGATTCCGATCGCGTGCTCGCCGTAGAGGGAGGAATGTTGGAGCCAATCCCCAATCATTCCGTCGGTCTTGCCGCCACCTCGAGCCCCGCCGTAGAAAACCTCGAAAACGGGGCACTGGAGGAGGGCGGTCTGGGGGCCTGCCTGGGGGGCCCAAACTACTGTGGTGGAGGGGAGGGTCATTTGGAGAGAAGATGCTTCTTGATAACGTCTTCAATATAGGCGTTACCTTTAACGTTACCTTTAACCCAATCGTTAACGATAGCTGAAGCGGTTGTTTTTGGGATATTGAGCTGCTCTACCAAAGCTTCAGAAGCTGTTTGGTAGTCTTTGATTTTTAGCTCCCAGGTAGGCTCCTGGATTTCCTTAAGCATCTGCGCCGAGGGCCCAGCGCCAAGAGCAGGCTTGACGGAGGAGGAGAGGCTTGTCGCAGGGAACAGATTATCCAAATCAACCTCTCCTGGCTGCAGCTTCGGCACCTTGCCTGGCTGTTCCGGGCCGGTTCCCTTGGTCCACCCCTTCTTCGCAGGAGCAAACTGCATCATCGGGCCGAGCGTTCCGTCGCTGCCGAGGGTGAGCTTCGGCGGTGTGAGGGGAGGGGGCTTTTGAGCCTCGAGCCACGCGGCGAGAGCAGGCGAGCCTTCCTTCGGTGGGTTGGCTGTGGGGAGCTTCGGAGGCATAGCCTTCGGCGTGAACTGGAAGTTGCCGAGGGTCGGAATCTCGAGACCTGGGTCGAATTTCCCTCCTTTGGCGCCCATGTCGAAGACCTCCTTCTTGACGTAGTGAGGGGAAGTCCAGACGTCCTTTGGGGTGTCGTTGATGAAGTCGAGGAAGGCTTCGGAATTTACGGGGAGTTTGTCGTTTGAGCTGGAGGGGAGACGAGGAGGTAGGCGCAGACCTCCGCTGGGAGGGGCAAGGGTGTGCATCATGCGACCGGAGGAGTCGTTTACACTGCCTTTATAGGCTGGGTCAAGAGCTGCGAGCTCCTCCCGAGAGACAATTGGAATACCGTTGTCTCGGAGCATTCGAGCCTGCTTAACCTCGCTCGTGAAATTCGTGGATGGCAAGACAAGTGCCCCGTCTCGGCCAGAGAATCCTACGAGGTCAGGGACTTTGAGCTCCGACATGGAGGAGGGGAGGGCCCGGCCGAGCTTGAAAGCCGTGGTTTCGAGTTCGGTGAGGGACTGGCCGGTATTGAGCTTGCGATAGACATCGCGGAGCTTCTCCCCCGAGAACCCATTGTCATTGAGCCACTTTTTGTACTTGGAGTAAGCCTCGGCATTAGCAACCTCGTCCACGCCTCGAAGGAGGGCACCCCCGCCGAACTGCGAGCCCTCGAATTCCTTCATATTTTTGAAGGAGGGGGAGAATGCGATGGAGGCAGCATGCCCCTTGTCAGCCCAGTCGGTGTCTCCGAACTGCCCGAGCCGGAGGTCGGGGGTGCCGTAGCGCTTCATAGCCTTGTTTTGCTCGTTTTGGAGCAAGGTTTTGTGCACTGCGGGATCGAAGTACTTCAGGCCGGTTTTCGGGTCGACTGTATACCCCATCGGATTGTTGAAGTAGCCATCTCGGTTCACGTGAGTCGAGCCGGGGCGCATCGCATCGTCTCCGAAACCCGCCCGGAAGACGAAGGAGGGAGAGGAGGAGGAGTAGTTGTTGTGCTGGCGGTAGCTCACGCCGAAGGAGGGGCCGATAAGGCCGGCGTCCTTGCCTGCAAACTTGCCTGTGTTGGCGATGTCGTCGAAGTATGGAGAGCGAGTGGCGTGACTGAGGTAGAAACCGGGGTCTCCGCCCAGGTTGATGGCGCCTTTCTGGTTCGCCTCGAGCCGAGGGACGGAGAGGGAGCGCGCAACCTTCGGTCCTTTGAGGGCGGAGCCGAGAGGAAGGAGGTTCAGGAGGTCCGAGATCGTCGCGCCGGCATTCGAGGCCTTTTTGTTGTCCGCTGCGGAGGGGTCCATGACGGATTGCCACTCCGGGTCCATGCCCAGGATGCCGCGGAGGAGGGAGGTCCCGCGGTCAGGCAGCCGTGGAGGTAGGGAAGGAGGCTTAGGCCCGGAGGGATAACCGATGTAAGGGACGGAAAGGTCCTGGGCCATGTTTCATCCTTCGAGGATTTCGATCGCAGCGGGGGCGGGAGCGGGTGCTCGGCCGAATTTGAGGGTCCACTCGTCGGAGTTGGAAGCAGGGCCGGGGAGCTGGACGACAAAGGAGGGGCCTGCAGCACCCAAACCCTGCCTTGCCCCGTACTGGGAGGCCTTCGTCGCGAGGTCGAGGGTCGCGAGGGCCAGCTTCGGGTCATCACTCACGGCGAGTTTGGCCTGGAGAATGTCGAGGGAGGCGTGAGCGAGGCCGGTTAGCCGGGCTTCAACCGATTCTTTAATTACGGGGTCTACGAGGTCAGCTTTCCGCGCCTCCAGCCTGGCCTTAAACGCATCCGAGCGGACGATGATCCCGATGCCCTCGGGAGTGTAACCAAAAGCGCCCGCAATCTGCCTGTAATTCGACGCAGGATTCGTGATAACAAAGTCGATAATCGCGTCATGCGTGATCCCCACCTTCTGAATAGTCTGAGCCATCGAAACCTCCATGCCGCCCGACGGGGCGAATGAGCCATGGTCGCCGCGCCTGTGAAGGGGGTCAAGCAGGGGGTGAGGTGCTGGGGATAAAATACGGGGTTTATGTTTAAGATTTTTTTTTGCGCTGCTTACGTAATACCCGTAAACTACGCAGTCTACTCGACCCCCACCTGCCGACAGACCCCGGTGGCTCGCGCAGGAGCGAGGGTAGGGGGGGGCCTTGCAGTCGCACAGCTGGACACACGCGGGGTTAGTGAGTGCTCACTTCGGTGAATGTTAGTGCTCGCTCACTCCAGGGCTGGACCAGGTTGGAGGACGTTAGTGAGCGCTAACTAACATGAAGGTTAGTAGGCGCTAACATTGAAGCTGTGAAGGTTAGTGGCCACTAACGTGTAGGTTAGTGAGCGCTTACCCTCCATTGATAAATGCTATGGGCCAGGCCCGTGCGATAGGGATAAATGTGTTGACATCTGCGCGGGTTGTATGCTATACGCGCGGGCGGGCGTATGCGCGCGCTTTATATACAGATAGGGTAAACCCTATGCTATCGGGGCGCTGGGCGCGATAGTAACAATCAATTGGACGAGTCGGGGGTGAATGACGATAATT